AGATCCTGATGACTGCGGGGTTGGTTGTCAGTCTGATCGGCATGGTGGTGTTCATGGTCGGCAACACGTTGGGAGGTATCGCATGACACGGTTAATTAATGCGGAAGCGTTGAAAGAACGCATTATCACACCACGTGCAAACGGGAAAGACCTAATCACAGAACTGATTGATTCCATGCCGACCATAGACGCAGTGCCTGTATCTGAATTACATGGGGTAGAAAAAGAGCGTGATTATTGGATGGACATGGCGCACAGTTATGAACAGACGATACTGAGGTTAACTATTAGCGCAGGTGAAGTGCCCGTGCGGCATGGGAAGTGGATTCGTGTGTCTCCCGCAAAGATTTATGAGTGTTCAGAGTGTGGGCAGAATGTCTGTACAGGGGATATTGAGTGTTACAGATTCTGTCATCAGTGCGGAGCGAGGATGGATGTGGAATGACAACAATTTATTACAGTCAGTATTGTGCATACAGATTGCCGTGTGGATTCTGTACACGAACGAACAGTTATTGCCCTCTTTTCAGCGGAAAAATTGACGTGACATGGACAACAGAAAGTACAGGCACGAGCGTAACTGTAAATCCTGTTACAGAGAGGAAAGAAGAATGAGCGATATTGAATTTTACATCCCAAAGAGTGAGACGATCCCAACAGACCTGCGGCTTTTTGCTGGCAATGTATATGTAAATTATTATCGAATTGATGCAGGTTTTAGATTTGAGATCAGTTTAGAAGATGAAGCGGAAGCCATGAAGGTGGCGGAACAAATCGTGGAAAGAATGATAGCAGATCATGACGAAGCACAGCACGGAGTTACATGGCGCACTGTGTCGCTTACGGTAGTGTCACAAGAGGAACGGTATAAAGTCGGAACAATCATTGACTGGAAATACCGAGTTAGGGATTCGTATTAAGCAGAGAGGAAAGAGGAATGATTGAACATATCACAAACCCCCTTGAATACATAGAATGCATCATCGCATTTGACCCTTGTGATTGGAGCACAGATTCTCGCCATGCCACGGTATATGCCATAGTGTTTGGTTGGGGTGATGAAGCCTATACCGAACTGCAAAACAAATTTAACTGGAACGATGAAGCCGTAAAACGACTCAAGAAGTTTCACGAAGAGTGGGAAAGGATGAGGGATGCGCGGGAACTGATACGGTGTAAAGACTGCAAGCACAGACCTCATAAGAACAAGGACGGCTACATAATGCCGCCAAGAGTCCAAGTCGGCGTATATGCTTGGGGAGAACCTGAGTACGATGATGACGAAAGTTGTCCGTATGTTTGTGAAGACCGTTGGTACAGTCGCATTCCAAACGATGAACAATATTGCGATAGGGCAGAGCCGAAGGAGGCGGATGAATGACGATCGAAGATCTTGAACAATACCGTGGAATCACGGCGGAGATCAAAGCGCTGGAATTGGAAATTGAGGCGCTGTATGACGTCCGGAAGTCACCGGCAGGACATGAGGGCTCCGGATCGCCAACACCGGGAGATCCGACAGGCAGAGCGGCTATGCGTATTATTGAACTGAGAGAACAGCTCCTCATCCAGCAGGAGCGATGGAGTGAGGCTGCGCTTAAGATCGAACAGTGGCTGCAGACTGTGGAAGATGCTGAGATCCGATCGATTATCCGATGGCGGTACATTCTTGGACTCTCCTGGAAGCAGACAGGGAAAAGAGTGTATGGAGATACCGAAGCAGGTGACGCCTGCCGGAAACGAATCAAAAGATTCTTTCAAAATAATTAAGTGTCCGTTTTGTCCGCTCCGATCTGTGCTATATGTTATCTGAAGAGTTCCGGCAGGGGAGATTGCTGGGGCTCTTTCTTTATGGCGATATGGGTAAGGTAAACAACAGAATAGATCACAGCGGCACACACCGTTCTCAGTTTGATAAGAACAAGCGGAAAATATATGCCACCCAGTCTGTCTGTGCAATATGCGGCCGCCCCGTGGACATGTCCCTGAAATGGCCCCACCCCATGTCGAAGTCCATAGACCATATCATTCCGATCAGCAAGGGCGGACATCCGTCAGATCTTGATAACCTTCAGCTTGCACACTTCTGCTGCAACCGTCAGAAGGCTGACAAGCTGGCGCTTCAGGATGGTGGCAAGTCTGAGAAGATCGAAGAACAGATATCAAATCGTGTTCTTCCGCAAAGTATGGTATGGACAAAATATAAACATTGATTTGCGTGATGACAGGGGGGATACCTCCCTCCCGGGGAGCTCCCGTACTTCATTCGCGCCGGTCGAGGAATATTTTTCGCAGAGATCTCAGAAACGAGGTCTCTTTTTGATTGAACTGGAGGATCATATGGCAGAACTCAAAGGAATGGAATACCTCAGAAACAAGCTGAATAAGAAGCGTACACGGGTCCTTCTGAGGTACGAATACTACGAAATGAAGGACGCACAGATGCTGGCATCTGTCACGATTCCTCCGGCACTGAAGATGCAGTACAAGTCTGTCTTCGGATGGTGTGCGAAGTCTGTCGACTCCCTGGCTGATCGGCTGCAGTTCCGAGGTTTTTCGGAAGATAACTTTGATCTGACTGAGATCTTCAATATGAACAATCCAGATGTGTTATTTGATTCTGCTGTTCTTGGGGCTCTGATCAGCTCGTGCAACTTCATCTACATCTCTCAGGACGATGAAGGATATCCGAAGTTACAGGTTATCGATGGAGCCAACGCGACCGGCATCATTGATCCGCAGACCGGACTTCTGAAGGAAGGTTATGCAGTACTTGAGCGTGATGATTATGGAGCTGCGACAATCGAAGCTTATTTCATCCCGGAAGAAACACAGATCTACTACAAGGGAGAAGCAGATCCGGATGTTTACACCCACAAGGTGAAGTATCCGCTCCTGGTCCCGATCATCTATCGTCCGGATGCGATACGTCCGTTCGGACATTCACGGATCAGCAGGTCTTGTATGTATCTTCAGCAGACCGCAAAGAGCACGATGGAACGTTCGGAGATCTCTGCTGAGTTCTATTCTTTCCCGCAGAAGTATGTTCTCGGACTTTCTTCTGATGCAGAAGACTTTGATACCTGGAAAGCAACGATCTCAAGTCTTTTGGACTTCCGTCGAGATGAAGATGGCAATGTGCCGGCTGTTGGGCAGTTCACGCAGCAGTCCATGTCGCCGTATACCGAACAGCTCCGGACGATCGCATCTGTATTTGCCGGCGAGACCGGTCTGACACTGGATGATCTTGGCTTTGTATCTCAGAATCCGAGTTCTGCCGAGGCAATCAAGGCATCGCATGAACAGCTCCGGCTGACCGCAAGAAAAGCGCAGCGCACATTTGGCGCCGGATTCCTGAACGTGGGATATCTCGCGGCATGCCTCCGAGATGATTTTCCTTACCTCAGGAGACAGTTCTATCTGACAAAGCCGATGTGGGAGCCGATTTTTGAACCGGATATGGCAGCACTGGGTCTGATCGGAGACGGTGTGCAGAAGATCAACACCGCTGTGCCCGGATATTTCACGGAAAAGAACCTGCGGGATCTTACCGGAATTCCTTCGCTCAAAACCGATGACGGAGAGTTCTGATGGCGGATATCAATGAAGCCCGCCAGCAGATGATGGAGGAACTGCAGAGGAAGATACAGACCGATTCAAAGCTCAGTTCGATCCGAAGCAAGATCCAGAACGGCGACTATTCAGAAGCAAGCCAGTATGGAATGCGCTCAGGAGAGATCTTATCTGAAGTGATCCGCGGGAATATCACGGAAGAGCTTTTCCAGCAGTGTGACGTTAAAGGACTCGGTGAGATGCTGCTGCCGGTGATCAAACAGGAAAACCAGTATGTATCCAATGCGGTAACCGCAGCACAGAAGGCACAGAACGTTGAGGCTGGCATAGGAATCAAGCCTCTGCAGGCCGAGAGAGACCTGAATTCATATTTCAATATCTTCACCAAAATGAAGTCTGATGCGTATGAATCATTCGAACAGGCTTCCTGGCTTCTGGATGAGCCAATCGTGCATGATTCGCTCAGCATCGTTGACGATACTCTGAAAGAGAATGCGGATTTCCAGTACAAGTCCGGTCTTAGAACGTGCGTGATTCGTGACGCGGAACCGGACTGCTGTGACTGGTGTGCTGAACGTGCTGGCACTTATTACTATCCGGATGTGCCAGATTCCGTTTGGGAGAGGCACAATAATTGTCTTTGTGAGATCAGGATTGAGACGGAGAAAGATGAGAATAGTAAGCGTATTGATATTGGAAGAGATAACAGAATTGCTAATTCGAAGGATGATGCGGAGAAGTGGTCGGAGAAGCAGGGGATTCGCAAACAGAATCTTATAGCGAAAGCAACAATAGATGAAAAGGATTATTTTGAAACAAAAAAGAATTATCGCGAACTGTGGAGATACCAAGAGGAATTATTTGAGAGAGGAAGAATTCTATATAACGATAAAGAAGATGAATTGATTGCAAATAATGCTTCAATGGTTACACCAATAGAAGAATTCACAGATTTTGCGCTTCATGGCCATCCTGATTCGGTTGATTACACATCAAACATTGGGATTTTTACCCAGTTTACTGCTAAGGAATTTGCTGATATATTACGATTAGATCCAGCATATAAAGGGGGAAATGTAAGATTGCTTTGTTGCAGTACCGGGAAAGAAGATACTGGATTTGCGTATCAATTATCAAAAGAACTCGGAGTTAAAGTGAAGGCTCCTACAGAACTTTTATGGATCAATTCAAATGGCGATATGTATATTTCTGATAATGAGGTATTAGCTCATTTATGGAAAAAGGGATATGACGTTATACAAACAGGAAGATGGAGAACGTTTCCTGAGGAGGATGACTAAATGGAGAAGATTCTTTTTAAATATAAGGAATTCGGAATGGAAAACGGACCTTCTATTAAGGATTATTTTTCTGATACTCCTCATCCTAATAAGAGTGAGATTATTAAATACCTAAAAAATGGAACAGTAATACTCCCGGCTTCAGGATATTATGATGATATTGTTACGGGACAGTGTACTCATATTACTATAGCTATCATGACTGACGGTGAATATGATTGGTTATCAGTTTTTCCTTATTATGTTGAAAAATACAATCTGCAATTGCCTGAAGAGTTTATTAGAAAAATCATAAATTAAGCACTCACAGGAGTGCTTTTTTGATGGAGGGAATCTATGATCAGAGCACCTGATTATCACTGAATAACGGAGGGTATTGGAGAATGGCAAACAGAAAAGGTCGCCAGACTCCGACACAATCCGTGATTTTACCTTACTCAAGCACAAAAGGAATCGAAGCGACAGAAATCTATGCACAGACCGGACGATCTGCTCTTGAATGGCAGGAGCTTCTGATCAGCGACATCATGGCGACCAATGAAGATGGGTTATGGGTCCATCAGAAATTCGGTTACTCTGTTCCTCGCCGAAACGGAAAGAATGAGATCCTTGTCATGCGGGAGATGTGGGGACTGATGAACGGTGAGATCATGTGCCACACGGCACATCGGACCACTACTTCAAGTTCCGCATGGAACAGACTGCGGTCGCTTCTGATCAAAGCGGGATATGTTGAATTAGGACGGAAGAAGAAGGATGAAGAACCTCCTGAGAAGAGCTTCCGGACGAATAAGCAGCATGGTCTTGAGAACATCGAACTGACCGGCGGAGGAAAGATTGATTTCCGCACCCGGACACCGAACGGCGGACTTGGTGAAGGATTCGACTTGCTGGTGATCGATGAAGCACAGGAATATACCGATGATCAGGAAGGCGCTTTGATCTATACCGTATCCGATTCCAGAAATCCGCAGACGATATTCTGCGGTACACCGCCGACCACAGTATCTTCAGGTACAGTATTCATGAAGATGCGCTCGGACTGCCTGTCAGGATCTTCATATGATACCGGCTGGGCAGAGTGGTCCATACCGGCACAGACGGACGATGTCTATAACACGGAATTATGGTATGAGACCAATCCATCTATGGGGGCTCACCTGGATGAGAGAAAGATCCGGGCAGAGATCCGCAAGGATATCGTAGACTTCAACATCCAGCGTCTTGGTGTCTGGCTGAAATACAACCAGAAGAGCGAGGTTTCTGAAGCTGAATGGAACGCGCTGAAGGTTGCGAAACTTCCGGAGCTGAAGGGCAGACTGTTTGCCGGCATCAAGTTTGGCGCAGACGGCCAGAATGTGGCAATGTCGATCGCGGTGAAAACAGCGGACGGCAGGATCTTCGTTGAATCGATAGACTGCCAGTCGATCCGGAAGGGAGACGGCTGGATCCTGCGCTTTCTGAAAGATGCGGATATACAGATGTGTATCGTGGACGGAAAGAGCGGGCAGGAACTGCTGATCGGTGACTGTAAAGAGGCAAAGATCAAACCATTGCCGCAAAGTGCGAAGGTGGCGGAGATCTGTACTGCTTCAACGATGTTTACACAGGCGCTGGAACAGCAGAGCATCTGTCATGCCGGACAGCCGTCATTGCAGCAGTCTGTCTGCAACTGCGACAGACGAGCGATCGGCAGCGCTGGCGGATACGGATTCAAAAGCCTGAAAGAGGGCGTTGATATCGCTCTGATGGAGAGCATGGTGCTGGCGCATTGGGAATGCGCAACGAGTAAGGAAAGACGTAAGCAGAGAATCAGGATGTAGGAGGACAGCGAGAGCTGTCTTTTTGCATACATTTACGCATACCACGCGGATAAGTGGGAAGGAGACAAACATGGCTGAATTTACACCGATAACAACACAGGAAGCATTCGATGCGGCATTGTCCGACCGTCTGAAGCGGGAAAAGGAAAAGTACGAAGGCTACACCTCACCAAAGGACCTGGAAAAGATCAAGGCTGATTATGATAAGCAGATCGCCGATCTGAACCGGACCATGGAAGAGCAGACCAAAAAGTACCAGACATATGACAAAGACATCGCCGACAGAGATGCGAAGATCAAGGGCTACGAGACCGCCTCGGTAAAAACGCGAATCGCCCATGAATCAGGACTGCCGTACGGCGCTGCAGAGTATCTGAAGGGAGACGATGAGAAATCGATCAGAGAAAGTGCTGAGGCAGTGAAAAAGTTATTCGGGAACCAGCGCAGAGCACAGCCCGAACGGTCCACAGAGGAACCGGTCGGCGACAGTAAGACTGAGGCACTGAGAGGTGTTCTCAGAAACATTAAAGTCTGAAAATACTTGGAGGTATAAGAAATGGCAGACGTTATTAACAGAGGGAGCCTGCTCCCGCCGCAGGTAGTTGCGGATATGTTCAACAAGGTCGGTGGTCACAGTGCACTGGCAAATCTGAGCAATCAGATGCCGATTCCGTTCAACGGCGCACAGATCATGACCTTTGCACTCGATAAGGAAGCTGATATCGTTGCCGAGAGCGGTGCGAAGACCAAGGGTGGCGCGACCGTCAGCTCGGTAACCATCACTCCGGTCAAATTTGAGTACGGGGCTCGTGTCTCGGATGAATTCCTTTACGGATCTGAAGAATACAAGCTGAATGTACTCCAGCAGTTTGCAGACGGCGCAGCGAAGAAATTCGCGCGTGGTTTTGACCTTGCGGGATTTCACGGCATCAATCCGAGAACCGGTACGGCTTCCACCGTAGTCGGAACCAATAACTTCGACTCTGCAGTAGCTGCAGCCAATAAGGTAACTTATGTCGCTGCATCTGCAGATGCAAACATCGAAACTGCGATCGCACTTGTTGAAGCAGCTGATGCTGAACTCAACGGTATTGCTATGGATCCGGCTATGCGTTCCGCGCTGGCAGCGCTCACCGCGAACGGTGCCCGCAAGTATCCGGAATTTGCATTCGGCGGAAATCCTGGCCTTCTCGGTGGAATGAAGATCGATGTGAACAATACCGTTAAGGGAACTTCGACCGGTCTCGACCGTGCGATTCTCGGTGATTTCCAGAACGCATTCAAGTGGGGATACGCAAAGGAGATTCCTCTTGAGGTCATCCAGTACGGTAATCCGGATAATGACGCTACTCTCGGCGATCTGAAGGGCCACAATCAGGTCTATCTCCGCTGTGAGGCATACATCGGCTGGGGCATCCTCGATGCTTCCCGTTTCGCAATCGTGGCGGCGGCAAGTAACTGATGCTGTACCGGAACGTGAGGACCGGAGCAGTTGTTGAAGTGTCTTCAGAAGTTTCAGGTGAATGGGAGAAGGTTGAACAGCCTTCTCCTGTTTCTTCTGAACCCGTGAAGAAAGCGGAGACAAAGAAGGCTCCGGCAAAGAAAAAGAAAGCAGGATAAGCACATGGCAGATTATGCAACTGTAGAAGATCTTGAACTTCTGTGGCGTGAATTATCAGCTGATGAAGAACGGAAAGCAGAGGCTGCCATCCCTATCGTTTGCGCACTGCTCCGGAAGGAAGCAGAGAAAGAAGGCAAGGATCTTGATGCGAAGGTCGCGTCAGATGAGGATCTCGCTGCAGTTGCGAAGATCGTGACCTGTGATATCACAGCACGTTATCTCCGGCAGAGCACGGAAGGCGAAGCTATGACTCAGGAATCACAGTCCGGGCTTGGATATTCCTGGTCCGGTACGTACGCGACTCCGGGCGGCGGACTTGCCGGATGCATCATGCGCAACGATCTGAAAAGGTTAGGTCTGAAACGGCAGACGATTGGAGTGATCGAAATCTATGATACGAGGCACTACGGTACTGCTGATCAATAAGACACGGATCGGAACGGATCGTGCCAACCAGCCGATCTATAACGAGGAACCGCCGGTCGCTGTGGATAACGTACTGGTCGGAATGCCGACATCCAATGAAGTCATCGATGCGATGAATCTTTATGGAAAGAAGCTGACTTATCAGATCGGGATCCCGAAGGGCGATACGCACACATGGCGTGAGCAGGATGTCATCATTTTCGGTGAACGATTCCATGTCTTCACGGAAGCTCTGCAGGGCATTGAAGAGAATGTTCCAGGCCCCTGGCATCACACTTACGGAGTAGAGCGCTATGAGTGATTTCGTCTTCAAACTGAACAAGCAGGGAGTTAAGGAACTCCTGCAATGTGATGAGATGCGGGCAATCATCGAGAGTCATGCGGCTGAGATGGCAGAAGAACTTGGCGATGGATACAGCTATGAGATGGGAACCAGCACCAAGGACGGACGTGTCCGGGCGATCGTAAAGACGGATTCAGACAAGGCAAAGAAGGAAAACCTTGAGAAGAACACGATCCTCAAGGCTGTGGGAGGACAGAGCGGATGATTGAATTCACGATTCTGAACTATCTGAGCAGCGTTTCTGATGTGCCTTGGTATCTTGAACGTCCTGAGATACTTCCGGTCCGGTATGGCCTCATTGAGCGCACCGGATCTTCAAAGACCAACCAGCTGAACAGGGCAACGGTGGCGATCCAGACGCATGCGCCAACAATGGCCGAAGTGATCGAACTGAATCATGAGACAAAGAAACTCATGGAACAGATCATTACACTGGATCGCATCGCATCCTGCAAACTGCTTTCTGATTACAACTTTACAGACGTTTCAACGAAAACTTATCGATACCAGGCAGTATATGACCTGGTCTATTATTCGGAGGACTAAAACATGGATTCTAAGAATGTAACAGCCGGAAAACCGATGATCGGCGGTGCGGTACATGTCGCACCGATCGGCACTGCGCTTCCGACATCAGCATCCGATACTCTCGATGCTGCGTTTGAAGATATCGGATTCATCAGTGATGCCGGTATTGCAAATGACGGCAGCCGGACCAGTCAGGCGATCAAAGCGTGGGGCGGAGAGACAGTACTGAACATTCAGACTGAGAAGAATGATCTCTGGACGTTCCAGATGATTGAAGCGAAGAACGCTGTTGTTCTGAAACAGGTATTCGGCGAGGACAATGTGACAGTTGCGCAGAATGGCGCGATCACGATCAGGGCAAATGCCAAGGCACTTGCAGCACACAGCTGGGTCATTGACATGCTGCTGTCTGACGGATCTGCAAAACGCTGCGTGCTTCCGTATGCGCAGGTGACCACAGTCGGCACAGTCACATACAGCGATTCGGCAGCTGTCGGCTATGACACAACGCTGAGCGCACTGCCGGATGATGCAGGCAACTCGCATTACGAGTACATTACAGCGAGCTGAGGAGGGTAAACAATGCTGCAGGGAGCGACCAGTACAGGATTCGAGTATGAAATCGAAGACTGGCGTCTTGATAACATGGAACTTCTGGATGCGCTGGCAGAAGCCGACAAAGGCAATCTGCTGGCGTTTTCAGTAGTGTGTGATCTTCTGTTCGGCAAAGAACAGAAAAAGAAGCTCTATGATCATGTCCGGACGGAAAAAGGAACTGTACCGTCCGAAAAACTCAGTGCAGAGCTTTTGGACATTATCCGGGGAACAAATCCGGAAAGTGACGGAAAAAACTGATCGCCCTTGCCGGCATTCTCGCAAAATGCAGAGATGAATTCATCTGTGATATGGCAGAGACCTATCACATTTATGACATTTACGAGATGCCGGCACGGCAGGTCGCAAGATTTGCGGTCGGCCTGAGGGCGGATTCAAGAACAATTATGAAACTGACCGGGACGAATGTTCCGGTGAATACATTACTGCTTGCAGGGATCGTGGACAGGCTGAGCATTCTGATGTGGAGCATGACACCAGATGCGCAGGGAATGAATAGGCCTGTACTGATAACAGAAAAACTTCTGCAGACAGAAGACGAAGCAGGAGCGACAGAAGTCTTCCGCACAGCCGAAGACTTCGCAGAAGAATGGAAAAGGCGGACGGAGGTGAAATAGACATATGGCAGGTATGGAACTTGGACAGGCGTTTGTCCAGATCATCCCTTCAGCTGAGGGCATCGAAGGAAAGATCACCCAGGCGCTTGGCGGAGAGGTGTCATCTGCCGGAGAAAAGTCCGGTAAAGGCTTTTCGTCCGCACTGGCGAAAGGTCTTATCGGCGGCGCTGCGGCAGTAGGAACTGCTGCGGCCGGAATGGTCA